TAAAACTGTGTTATTAGGGGTATTATTTACGAAAAGTGCTTTCCCTTTTCGTTTTGATGGTAAAAATTGTATGTTATTTGCAGATATGAAAATGATACTATTAACAGAATCTGTTGAAACTTTGTATGATTTTTGATATATGATTGAAGTTTTTGTTTTCCATTCAGGAAAATATAACTTATAATCTGCGAACATATCGTAGTTAGAACCGGTCACTGATAATAATTTAATTTTATCATTTTTGCTGTATAATGAATATGGTATATGATTCAAGTTTTGAATACATATTTGGTAATTGAAGGCATAAGCTGTATACAACATGGTTTTATTAAATTTGACATGATTTATATATACATTTTCAGATGTTTTGTTATCAATGAATAAAATAAATTGATGTGTAGATTGCATGCTACTGGATAGTGTAACTGAACATGGCTTTACAAAAATTAGTTTCAAGATGTGTATAAATGTATTTAAATTTAAATGAATATTTTCAGATATTGTAAAGTTTGAGATTTTAGAAGCTTCATATTGCAAAATAGAATTATTTACATACATGTTATTACTAATTAATGAATTTCTAGATAATAGATCTGTTTCTATCATATAACATATTGATTTAAAATTAAGATGTGCAAATCCGTGATTGAAGGATGTAAGAAGCGTTTGAGTTCAAAACATCATACAGGCCTTTTATAGATAAATCTCTTGATGTTGACCATTTTTTTAGTATAGTTGAAACAACATCTGTATTCTTCAAATATATACATATACGGCTTGGGATATAATTGAATTTATGCGTTTTCTTGTTGTATGTCGGACAATATATATCAAAATCTTTTCGTTTCGGTTTTTTCTCATAGTTCTGTATACATATTATCATATTCTTATATAAAGCATCTATCATTTCACTAGGAGTAACTGTTGTATTCAAGTATGCTATAAAATTTTGCTTTGATTTTTTTATTTTATTTAAATTTTCCATATGGAAACCATGTTTTATTAAGCGGTTTTTAAGTTGAGGATACATATTTGAAAGCAATGAATAATTTGTTTTATTTCTTACTGATTTGTGTATTTTATAACTTGGTGGAACTCTGTTTCGTATTACACCTGTTCTTTGATAAGCCTGTTCTTCTGAAGTAAGTGGCATATCATGTATGATTGTTGAATTTTTTCCTGATGTTTCAAACAACTCTGAAATATGAAAATATTCTACAGGTAACCAATTTACACGTAACTTGTCAACGTAACTGTTTTCATAAAAAACCATTGCTAAAACTCTATCGTCCGCTCTTAATTTGTTTTTGTTTTCTACCGAATACATCCATTTCTTTACCACATTTATGCATAATTCATTTATTGCAAAGTACATCAAGCCTCCAGGTAGTTCTAATATATATGGGTCTACCGCATTGTTTAGTGTCACTTTTGGGTCATAGTTCCAATTAAATGCCATGAAGTCATAATTCTCATCGTTTTTAAATATGTGTGGGTATTTGTTTACCTTCATATCTATGTCCATATATACAAGTCCTTTAAATCCTTTGTTTTTGTATTTATTTAGCATAGATAAGATGAGACGGGGTTTATTATTAATAGCATATTGGTAGGATGGAGGATTATGAACATGTACTACGTCATAAGGTATTTTGAGGGATGAGAGGGAATGCTTCCAACGATGAGCGAGGTCAGCATATTTCTTATCGCCCCAGTAATGTCCCACAAATATGAAGTTTTGCATATTATTACTTTTATATATTTGTTAAAGCTACCGCTAATTTTTCTGCATGAGTTATTAGCACAAATATTATACAATGTTTTTTTGATAATTTTACTAGATTCGTTTTACTTTTATATGTTGTTGAATATCCATTATCACTTATTACAAATCCACCCAATTTTAATTTCATGTCTTTTGTATCTTTTGTATCTATATATCTTATATATCTCCCATTTGGGATTATGTATTTATTCGGTATAAATCTATACTCTTTAAGTACTTCTAATGCATAATCTAAGTTATTTTTATTATTTTCATTAATAAAGCGATTATATATATTATGTACAATTTCTTCTAATTTTTTGCGTTCTTCATCTATTGATTTTATATTTTCTTGATATTTACTTTTTATGCTTATTGTTTTTATTTCCATGTACTATACAACATTTTAAAGCTCTTCTTCATAAGAAGCTTCTTCTTCTTCTTCTTCTTCGTATTCCTCTTCAGCATCTGAATCCTCTACAAAAGAGAAACCATTCATTCGCTCATCTTTCTGTATCTTCACTTGAACCAACCTCCAAGAAACTCCATACATATTCTTGTTTACAAACCATACAGAGTTACATTCAAGTATGGCTTGAACCTTGCTTCCAGCTATTACGCTGTCAAGTATATTTACCTTCTCTTTCTTGTGGTTGTACGCATCAGAAGTAACACGTCCATTACGGTCAGTTACCATCTTGAACTTCATTGTTGGTGCGTACTTGGAAGGGTCTTTTGCAGGTTTGATAAGAGGCCTATAAAAGTTCTCAATTACTTCCTTTGACTTTTTGCCACCAAACCATTCTTTTGAGTTCTTTACTCCTTGGTCAATCAAGATTTCATCAAACTTTGCCATTGCTTCAAAAAACTGTTTCACCTTTGGGTCATCTTCCATTCCCCTGAAACTCATATCCAGGCTATATTTTGTAATTCCCGTCTTGTCGTCATTGAATGTGCTAATCCCGAAAGGAGCACTTACTACAGGAGTTTGCAGTATCACTTTTGGCATACCAAGGTATTTCAGGTATACCATATTTCCTCCTAGAGAGTTCTTCTTTACAGGTTCAAAGGTAATGTTTTCCGCATCAAAATTCTTCGATACAATAATATTCTGCGCCATGGTTTTCTTCTTACTCTTTTAACATATCCGGTCTTTAAGTGGATTCAATTTGATTATTTGATAATACAATTTGTGGAGGTGGTTGGTCAAATGATTTGTAATGTTCATTTACTCTTTTATAATAAAAAATTGTTTTCATAACTCCAAGTACTAAAGCATTTAATCCAACAAATGCAGTCGCAAACGAATAATATATTTTTTCGTTATCATACATGTAAAAAGCCCATAGTGTAGAACTAGAAAATACAAAAAATAGTGACATACCAGATACATCTTTTAATGATTGGGTTTGAAATCCACTATATGTTTGTGGTACTAAAAACGTTGTTGCTAATATCATTGATACGTATTGATAAACATTAGTGTTCGTAATTATATCCATAATAATATTAAAGATGAAATTATATATAAATATTATATGGATATATCTCATAATAAGCTAAAAAGTTCTATAGAAAAGAATTCTTTGAAACGCAAAGCGGATTTAGAACCTTTGGCAAAGGAGTTAGGAATAGAACCGAAGAGATACAAAAATAAAAAAACTCTTATATCTGCTATGATTGATGCTACTGAATTCGAAAATTCTGCAGACCCTGTTACATTGGAAAACATTTCTGATATTCCAATTCATCTTCTTGTTATTTGGTTTCAAAACAACTGTAAATATGCAGCACGTGTAGAAAGCATTTATAATCTTTTTGAAAACAATCTTACACTTAATCCATGGTGTATTGACAAAGTATCTAGTTTTCAACTTTCTTCCAGTAAGAAAGATTATGATACAATATTCGACCTTAAATATGTTGATGGTTTGAAGGAAATTGTATATAGTAAATATAAACAATTAGACATACAACCAGTTTTGGAAGATATTCCTGAACATGTAAAATTTCGACATTCTATTGAAGATATTTGCAAAAACATGTATATAACTCATATTATTGATTTTTTTGAACATGTTAATGACATTCATCTCTTTCGTTGTTTATTACGCAATTCTATTAGTAGTACATTGATGCAAATTCTTTGTCAACTAGACACTTCTTATACCGCTCAAGGCGCAAAATTTGCTATTGTTTTAGACAGGTTCCGCTTTGAAATTTGTACTTTTAAAGGTTCTGGTTTGAAAATTTTGTACTTGTTTTTTACATTTTGCAAAGAACACTTATCCGATACTATCATTCAAACTATTTGCGATGAACTTGACGAACAAGTTAAAGAATTGACTACTGTTATTCATATATAACCATGGATACTATTATTACACGTGAGTTTGATATAAATATAAATCCAAGTGATTTGAACAATCTTAATATTTGTAAACTTTTGAAATCACGCTTTGAAGGTAAAGTAATTGATGAGTTATACATTATTAAAATTATTTCTTCTGAACTTTTGTCTTTTTGTTCTCAAATTCAATATGATGGTTTCATTCAGTGTAAGGTTTCTTGTACTGCTACGGTAATTAATCCTATTGTTGGTCAGATTTATACTCTTACTGTTAACAATACTAATAAAATGGGTGCTGTTTGTAAAGTTGATACTGTTACTGTTTTTATTCCTAAGCATTATTGTATTCATGAAATTTTACCTGATATTAATGAACGCATTGATGTGCAAATCGTTGGAAAGCGAATTGAAGGCAACATAACCTGTATTGGCAAAATTATAATATCAGAACCGGACCAAACTTAATAGGATACCATCCCGCATATATTTCCTCATCATCCTCCCTATATATATATATCTCCGAACCCATCCTTCTTATATCTCCCTCTTTCCCCTCTGTTTCTGCGTTCAACTGTGTCTCACGTATTTGTATACATGATGGCATGCTTATTACATCTGTATCAAAATGTCCTTCTACAAAATTTGTATTCTTTACATCATTTGAAATTATTAACACGTTATCATTTTTCTCATCCATCTTTGCTCCATTCCCTATTAATATGCATGAATGATTTGGATATCTGCTCAATCTATCCAACTTTTTTGCTGGTGGTTCCACATCCGTGTGTAACTCATACACACCTGCTTGATGTAGTCTACTTATTAATTCAGAACGTGGCCCCGTAGAATCCATCCCTAAAGCATCTAACTCTTTTCTTAATCTATTTGCATTTATTTGTGCCGTATGTGCCACAACCATATTATACTACATACATTATAACTTAAGTCTTTTCACATCTTTTATATTAATGTTAACTATATCTTTTGGAGGTGGCGCTTGGTTTGTTATGTTTCATCTAGGTGTTGCAAAATACGTATCTGAGCATATAAAACCTCACTTAAAAGAAAACCTATACTTTTGTGGTT